CCACATAATGGGCCGCGTTCCCTTGATACGAACCGTAGCCTCAACGAGATTAGCCATGTCTTGCCTCCTAGAAATAACAAACGCCGCTACCAAGTTTGGCAATCGTGATGTCTAGGCAAGGCTGCGGTTGCTTGGTAACGGCGCTTATTACATGCTATAAAAAAATCCGCATCCCCGTACCTAGACGCTCCTAGTATATACTATTTGCTCTGCCTTGTCAAGTCTCTAGCCACCGCTATTCTGTTCGGCCAAAACGATCCTCCCAATGGCGCGCAGCGATTGTGTCCGAAACGTGCGCCATTGCGCCCCCATGATGATATTCAGGCAAATCTCTCTGTCCTCTGCATCGTTCACCTCTGGCGTCCCCGTATCCCGTATCCGCTGTCTCAATTCGGCGCGTGTCCAGTCTTCTTTCTCGGCAGATTCTAGCCAGGCCGTCTGTTCCTTCTCTGGCAAGGATGCAACCGCCGCATATTTGGAATGTTCTAGCTGGTAACGCCGGCGTGACATTGGCACGGCCTTGCTGATATAGCACAGATTGATCAGCCGCCTATGCCCCAATCCTGTTAGCTCTATAGCTTGCGTGTATCTGTCCGCGAATCGCTGCTCCCCGTGGGCAAGCCAATCGCCAATGATCCAGTCCAGGCTTTGCCCCACAACCTGCAAGCCCTTGCCGTATTCTTGCCAAGTGTCATACGATGGATCGCCCGCAATGACTAGTCCGGTCGGCGTCGCTTGAAAGTTGCCTACAGATAGCGCAGGAATGACGTCGTGTCGTTCGTCTATAATAAGGTCGCTCATTGCGCCTTTTCCTGTTCTTGCTCTGCTTCAAGAATATCAACGATAGTATCAATGCAGACTGGCACGCCCCAATCCGCGCAGCCCTCATCGGCCAAGCCCCGCCAGCTTGCTAGAGACATGCTTCGTACCGCTTCTACAATAGCCTCGTCAGCCGCTTTTCGCTCTGCTGTTACGCTCATTATGCCCCTGCCTTCTCTGACCATGTAACCCGCGCCCAATAGCGCTTTACGGGTTGCGTATATTTTAACCGACCGGCCTCTTCTAGCGCGTCAAAGCCTCTTTCATATGAGCTCAAAAAGCGGTGGCCGATCTGTTCATCGTCTGACTCTCTGTGCTCACACGCCTGCCAGAGCACGTCAATTAGTGTGTCAAGTAATTCGTCTCTGTTATCTATGCTCATCACCACCCACACTTAGACATTGAGTGCCATGTCTTTAGAATAAATGTCACGGCAAGCGCAAAGATGATCCCCCCTACGATAACATACAGAATCGCAAAGCCCTTGATCCACTGCCATACTTCAAGCAAAATTGTCTCCATTATCGCGTCTCCTCTCGATCTTCTAGCACTGGCATCTCCCCAGTTATGCACTCTGGCACTGACGGCGTGTCCCCTGTTCCCAGCGCCTTGGCAATGGCGACAAAACATTTCTCTACTCGTTCCTCTTCCCATCCAGCACGATCATCCCACCATGCCGCCTCCACCATCCTAGCAGCATCCGCTATGGCCCAGTCTCGCTTGTCATCATGTATCCACTTGGCAGCACGACGCTGCGCCTTTTTCCAGTCATCGCGCTCTTGCTTGGCCTCTGCCAGTGCCAGCCTAAACCCATGTACTTGCCCCCACAAATAGTCGCGGCTCTCCCCTACGTGCTCCAGCGCCTCGTTCGTGTCGGTTAGCTCTGCTTCAAGCTCCTCCACTCGCTGCTCTTGCCCTTTTATCTTTTTGATACATGCCAGCAGGGCAGAGGTTGAATCTGGCTTGCTGCACTCTGGATATACCATATCCGCCGTGCCCGCGACGTTCTCTTTGCGCACGTCTGCCAATTTCGCCTTGAGATCAGCTATCTTTGCCTCGGCATCTTCAAGCCACCGCTTCCAAGCAACGCGCTCTGTGTCCATTTGTATGCCGTGTTCTTTTGCCCGCGCCAGTTCTGCCTCTAGCTCCTCCGCGTACTGCTCGTCCACGCGCGGCTCTGCATCCGCTTGTCTGATAGCGTCTTTGGTCTCCTCGTTGGCTTGTTCGGAATATGTGCTCGTGACGTTATCGCCAATGTTGACGTCATCCAGCGGCGGCCACATTGCCCGCTCTAGCTGGTGCAGACGCCAACAAACGGCAACATTCATATCAGCGAGCTTTATCTCCGTAGCCTGCATCCGCATCCGCAGTTCATGTAACGTGCTCGCGCTATATGTCTCGCTCACGTCTCCGCCCGTTCCGCCGCTGAACGTTCCACCTGTACCCGTCATTCTGCCTCCCTCTTTAGCATCTCTTTTACCAACGCCAATCCTGTCAAATCGTCCAGCATCTTGCTCGTTACATGAATCACGGCCCAACCCAATAGGGTCGCCTGATTGAATTTGTCACAATCGCCCTGGTATCCGACGCCCCTAGTATGTCTGCCGCCGCTGAACGTTCCGCCATCTACCTCGACGGCTAATTTGCGACTCTCTGGAAATATAAAATCGAATCGCCATTTGCGCGTCGGATGGAAACACACCTCTCGCTCATACGCTATGCCCTCGGCGCGCAGTTGTTGCTCGAAGGCGGCCTCTAGCTCAGACTGTGCGGCCATTCATGCCTCCTCCTCTGGCGGATCCGGCGTATAGTAGGGCTTATAATGTGTCACATAGTTATCGCTGACCGGAACACCGTCACCCGAATCGAATTGCCAGTCCCCATTCCTTACCACATAAGGCCCGTGAACGCGATGGCCTTCTCTTCCAGCGCTAGGTACGTATATCCAATACTCCGGGTAAGGAATATCAGCCTCTAATGTGTCGTAAACATCCGACGGCGGCTTGTCCTTGACTGCGATCCATTCTGGCTCCTCGCCGTATTGTACTCCACATTTTGCTTCGCGTTCGGCGGCTTCCCCGCGCGCTTGTTCGGCACGTCGCGATATTTGGAGAGCTTCTGCGCGCGCTTTTTTGTGAGCTTTCAGGCGCAATATTTGGTTCACGTTCCCTTCCTCCTCGGTACGATGATCGGTACCCAGCGAGTGGGATCATGGCCCTTGCTTACAATAGACGTGGGATGACCCCCGCTCCCGTATCTCATCAATCCTGCTCATCGCTCACCTCTGGTATTTCCGGCCGCTCTTGACGCAACATAAAGTGGGTCACGTCTTCATACTCCCATGGATCCACCATAGTATCCGCTATCCACTTGCCCTCAACATAGATCGCCTCTCTCGCACACCATCTTTTACCCGCTCTTGCTATCCACACCCAAGCTCCATCCTCAGGCAGCCCGTCATCTACCGATACCCACGCTGGCTCTCGGCGGTAGACAATATCGCTATCGCTAATACGCTTATAGGAATGAGGCGTGTATTCTAGCTGCCCGCTCTCCCAGATATTCAAGTATATCTTCTCTGGTATGTCCATCATGACTTGATTTTCCTCACCCATACTACTGTCTCTTCGTCAGAATCCTCCAGCACTAGCTTGTGATTTGCGCTATCCAACCAGTTGTCATGCACTTCCCTGGCAGATGTGCCGCGCACTATGTATTGCCTAATCACTGTGGCTTCTGTCTCAACGACATACTCCTTCAGTGCTATTATGTCCATCATTCCCTCCTATACAAAAGCTCTACCATGTCACGCCGGCGTTACAATCTCGCAGTCGCTTTGCCGAACATACAGCCCTTGCGCCTCCTTGTCAAACTCTTTTGGGAAAGAGCTTTTTTCCACAACATACCGCGAATCCACTAGCTTTACCTCAAACTCTTTGTCCACTCGATAGGCATACCAACCCCAGCCCTTAGTTATTTTAATCTTCATTCTTGCTCCCTCTCTAGGGGCGTTTGCCCCGCGTGTTTTCTCAAGTAACACAGTCTCTCTGCTACAGCCACTACAATGGCAACGGCTTCCCGGATAGTCATTTGCCTATCCACAGAGACAGCTCTACTGGCCCCAGGTACACCCCAAAACCTACTTGCCCTTGGTCATAATGTGTTTTTATACCCAAAGCCCAGAACCATAGGCACAGTTCGATACTACAGCCAAGCCATTTTGTCGGCTGCCAGGATTTCCTCCAATACTCCCACCACGGGGTATCATCGATCCATTCTTCAGCGTCCATCATGCCCCCCTTCTGGCTCTTCATCAAATGGTATCACTGTCCGCAACGTCTCGCGCGGCATAACGGGAATCACTGTTCGCGGCAATAGCTTCTCATAATGCCAGTCCATACACCGCGTTTGTGCATCTACAATACCCAGCCCTTCGGCCAGCACGAGATCGGTTATGGCGCTAATCGCGTCTACCCATCCCCGACTATAGCTATCCATCGTTGCCCTCCTCTAATAACCCCGCATACGGCGTAAACTGGAATCGCACTACCACTGGCCGATCCGTTCGCCCCTCAAAGAGCTCTGCAAATTCCTCTTTGCTTGCCCAAAGCCCGCCCTCCGCATCCAAGTCGCTCTCTGGCATGTCCACAAGCATCTCGCGGTATGGTTCACACGTCAACTCTATTGTGCCGATGCGCTTGCCACCCGCGCGAGCGCTCTTGTTCGTGGCGGTATGTATTCGGCGACCCTCCTGCCACGCCTTGCGCCATCGCTGATAGTACCTCTCGGCCCACGCCCTGCGTGTGCAAATCTTTTTGCCCGCCAATAGCGGCTCTAGCGTCCAAGCGAACGAGATGTTCATGTTGCCCCCCTAGGTTTTATCATCATCCTCTAATAGCCTAACTGATTCGATCCGCTTTGTAAGCAACCGCACGGCAGGCAACGTCATCGCCCGCGCCTTGTCTCGTGATTCTAGCACCTCATATGTTTTGATAAATCGCGCTCGCCAGTTGCCTAATTCCGATTCCTGGCTACGGCCTATTGCCGACATACCCCCCAGGCACTTTATCGCTCGCTCTGTCGGTGGCCGCAACTGTGCATTATGTATACCCATCAAGCGCACCACTTCGGCCCAGGCTTCGTGCGCCGTTGGCTGATCTATCGCGTTATTCATAATCCGATAACAAGCGCTGCGGATCTCGGCGACCTTTGGCCAGAATGTACACCTGCCTATACAGTCCACAGTTGCCGCCGCCAAAACATCGTCCGATATGTCTGCCAGACATTTCTCATACACCATCATCGTGTGATCGCTAAAGTCATAGCGCGGCCAGTTGGCCCGTAGCAGAATAAACATTTGTGATAGAGTGTCCTTATTAGCCACTGCTCCCCCCCGCTTGATATGCTTCAATAACCGCCTGCGTCTTATCCAAAGTGGACTGCCCCTTGGATTGCGATGGGATATGCCCGCCCTTATACCACTCGGTCAGCCATTTCCAAGAGTTAGGATTATAGCCCCGCGAGACCCATTCGGCCCGGCACGCCTTGAGATGTTGCAAGTCGGGATGCTCGCCTAGCGTAGCTATGATCGTATCATACATCTCGCGTGGGGGATAGCGACGCCCTCCCAGCAATTCCTTAACGGCTAGAATTGGCGCGGATTTGCTGCGCGGATCGGATGTTTTAGCTTTAGGTTTCTTTTTAGGCGGAGGGGGTTGCGCTTTAGCGCATATATCTTTATCTACATCTTTATCTTTATCTACATCTTTATCTTCATCTGTGCCAGACTCGATCACGGGTTCCGTATGAGTCTCGCATGAGCTTTGTATGATCTGGTCAGGCGGTGCGGGGTAGTTGCTCTCGGCCTCGCGTCGTGATTTTGCAGTCCCCTGGTACTTGGTAAATGTCGGGAGCCAGAAGTAGCTACGATCATCAACGACGTATCTCTCTATCATGCCACGGTCACTATACCAAAGCATAGCAGTCTCGATCATCTCACATGTTACGTCAAGGCGCATGGGCATGAGCTTTGATTTTACCCATGCAGAATTGTCCTTGCCGCGCCCTTCGCCGTCGAGCGCCAGGGGTAGCATAAGCCACAAGAGCCGCGCGAAATCATCGGGCATGTCATTTATGTCGTCGCTCTCGGTCGTCTTTACATGCAGCTTACGCCATCTGGGCATATTGCTAGTCCTTCTCTACGATGATCTCGAAATACGCCCCGTCGTCGTCAAGCACAAAATGAGCTAGGCAGAACTGGCAAGTTTTGCCATTAAAGCCATTATAGACGGGGGAAGCGCTTACTACCTTGACTAGCGTCGCTAAGTCTTCAGCTGCAAACTCGCCCAGTAGTTCGCCATTGCGATCGTCAACGTCTCGAATGATTACACGAATCATGTTGCCCCCCCATATTGCAGGCGCACCATTTGTGCTGGTTCAATTCCTCATACATGTCGGCATCTACCAGCGCCACCTTGCCCTGCGTTAGCTCTATTTCTCGCATGGTTGCCTCCTATAATGCAGAACGCGCGAGGGTAAGAGGTCGCTTCTTGTGGAGAAGTCGCGCGCCCTTCCTACTATTACAACTCTTACAGATTGGCCTCAGATTAGCAGGCCAATGAGAACCACCCCTCGCCAACGGGATAACGTGATCTGTTGCCTCGGCGGGTGCGCCACATATATAGCAGCGATTCCCCCACATAGCCCATCGCGCCTTAATATGCTCGGCGGCGGTATAGCCATGCCCATCAGCCCCCGCGAGGCGCGCTCGGCGATGGAGATTATGGGCGGCTATCTTTTCCGGGTTAGCCTTTTGCCATGCCCTAGTGGTAGCTCTGCCTCTCTCTCGATGGGTTTCATTATATATGTGGGCCCGTGCTAACTTCTTGTCGCGGTGGGCCCTATAGTATGCTCTATCACGCGCCCTAAATTCGTCGCTGCGCGCCGCGCGCTGTGCTCGCATGTAAGCGTTAAATTTCCCTGGATATGCCACATGATAGGCAATAGCATATGCGGCGGCTTTTTCTTTGTGGCTCTCTCGATAGGCCGCCGCCTCTTCTTTGTGGCTCTTTCGATAGGCTTTCTGATAGGCCCGTTGCTGTTCTGGGTCTTTGTATGGCATTTCTATACCCTTATAATGCAAAAAGCCACAAGGCGGAAGGGTTGGCGACTGTGGAGAAGCCGAACACTTGACCTCGTGGCTTTGATGCCTCATAATAAAAATACCTTCCTATGTGCCATGGCCTCTCCACGCCTTCTAGTTTACCACATATGCTAAACGTTGTCAAGTCCAACGTATCAGCATTCCTTGTCGGTTAGGTCTAGCTCGGCTTGCTCTATGACTAGCCCGGGTAGCGGCGGCTGTGTATTGCGCACTCGCTCACGGGCCAGCTCTGCGGTGTCAGCGTCTATCTCGAATGCTAGATACTGGCGGCCTAGCATCTTGCATACAGCGGGGACTGTGCCGCCGCCGGTGAAAGGATCAAAAATGATAGCGTCTGGCAAAGTAAAGGCGTCTGCCCATTTTGCTAGCACCGTCTCTGGCTTACTCCACTTGTGCTTGCTGTGCCTATTACTCAAGTCGAAAGCCGCCCCCTGCCAATCTGCTATCTTGCGGCGCGTTTTGCTTTGGCCCTTGTCAAGCCAAAGACATTGTGCAATAATGCATATTCCTGGCTTACCGGGGTAACAGGGGCCATACTTTTGCCAGTACAACATCCAAGCCCACTGCATCGGCGGTATCATTGCTATTAATATCTCTGGCAAGCAAGGGGTTGCGGACCATGCCAAGAGTGCACCAGTTAGATTCAGCACCCGCGCCCCCGTCTCTGCCAGCCAGCGATAGTCGTCTGTGTTCTGATACACGGGATCGGTAAAGATAAGATCAATACTTTCGTCAGGTATCGCTTTAGCAAGCTCCCGTGCGTCGCCGGTATAAATGCCATTCTCTGGCGTGTCGTTTGGGCCTAGCAGATACGGGCCTAATGTTGTCACTTTGCCCCCTATTCCGTAAAGTCGTCGATCACTCTCTGCAATGTCAACGGGGATTGCTCAGAACCCTGCTAGTTTTGGCTCGGTCGCCTTCTCTGCGTCAACGGCAGCCAGGTTCTTGACGGCCTGATTGAAATAGGTCTGCTTTAGCTCTATGCCTATCGCCCGCCTGCCAGCCCTGACCGCAGCATACACCTCGGAGCCAACCCCCATAAATGGCGTCAGGACAGTATCGCCAGGATTCGACCAAAGTGCCAGCGCTCTATCAATTACGTCAAGCTGCAATGGATGGACGTGTCTCTCGTCGTCCTTATCGCGCCCAG